GTATCTCCGTAAGACAGACCCACGCCATGGCGAAGGCAGCTAGCGAAAACCCTAGCGCCGCACAGGAAATCAGCACGGCAGCTAGGGTATGCGCCTGGACATTAGTTGTGAAGGACGAACACGCTTCCGTCAAAAGCCTTTTGGACCGAATTACGATCCAACGTAGGGTGATTGAGGAAGAAGTTGTCAAGCGCGCCAGGCTGTCCCGAGAACCCTTCTGTAGACGCGCCGACAACCTCCCCATTGGAAGCCTTAGTCTGCCAACGGTATTCACCTGAATCATCCTTGTAGAACTTGGTTTTCACTAGTGATCACCCCTTTTCTTGAGCTGAGTCTTGGTGTAACGGTAAGCACTTGTGAGTCCAGTGCCACTACCGTGTCGCTGGGACGGCGTGAGCTTGACCTTCACCTTCTTGCCTGCGAGGTCACCTTTCGTATGCCCTACTGGCGCTACGCCGTGCTTCGCCCGATTAGCGTTCTGCCGTGCTCTGTTACGAGCGTTCTTGGCGTCGACACTCTTAGCGAACGCTTTGTCGTAGGCTCCCACTCGTTCTCGCTTCGCACGAGCACGTTGCATACGTGTGCCAGTAGACTCAATGCCCTGAACACTACGTCGCCGGCTGCCCAAAGCCTTAGGGCCGCTAAGCCCTTGGGCGTTCTTCTCCTTGCCCTGCTCAATGCGCCTGCCGGTACGCATCGTCTGGCTGTGGTACGCGGCGTCTCCACCTTTGATGCCGTAAGCCCGAGCGGTATAGGAATTGAACCGTTTTCGGGCCGCACGAGCCGCACCGACCTTAGTGGTACCAGTGCCCTTGTACCCCAAATACTCTGCCGTGTGCGCACCTTTGGCTTTCGTACCAGCAGTACGCCTTCGGGCAGCGGCGCTAGCAGCAGCAGCCTTCTTCTGGGCAGCTACTTGAGCGGAAGACCTAGCGCCGCTACGCTTCCGACGCGCTGCCATCAGGCAGCCTTGCGAACGTTGGCCTTACGCGGCTTCTGGCGTGAATGTGCCTTGGGCTCTACGGTTTTGCCGTGCGGCTTGGCTCCAGAAGCCTTGGCACGGTAGAAGCTAGCCTTCTTCATCAGGAGACCGGCCTGCCGAGACGCGCCATGACGATTGGCCGTCCTAGCGTGACTAGCGGCTTGACGCGCCTTGGCGAGATTCGCTTTCGCGGCTGCCTTTTGACGCGACGTCCGAGTGCTGATCCTCTTCTTGGGCATGACGTTCCTTTCGTTCACGCTTACCGCAGTAGCGACTGCGGTCAATGTACTTGCCTACCAACTTTTTCGGCATCTTGGTCTCCCTACTTCTTCTTCTGGGATTTCGTTTGCTCACCTGGGCTGCCGTGGTCCGGACTGCCAGGCTGTCCTGCGCCACCGTAAGGCTTAGCCTTAGTAGTGGGTTCAACCTTGTTACCCTTCTTCATGTCTGGACGCTGTTCTCCAGCCATTTCACTCTCCTAACTCGTAAACGTTAGCTGCCCATTGCCATTCAGGCTTGGGTCCTCAGTGGGTACTGCGCCAAGCTCTCCACCGTAGAGGTCTCCCGCCGCGGCGGTGGCCAAATCCTTAGCCTCTTGGATCAATTCGGCATCGATACCGGCGTGAGTCGGGTAGCCCAGCTTGACCATCTTCTCGCGAGCTTCCTTAATCAGTAGCAAGTTAGCGGTTTTCAGCTGCACTAGCTCTTCCACCGTCGCCACGCGGTCAGTGGGCATAGGATCACCAAAAGTGGTGACCCACTTTGTTTCTGGGCTGTTGATGCCCTCGAACGTCGGAAGCCACTGCTGGATTAGGTCATAACCGATCTGGTTCCAGACGCCACCCAAAACCAATTGCTTGTCTTCGTTTTCGGATAGGATCGGTCCCATCTCAAGCGCAAGGGCTATGCCACTCTGCGCAATTGAAACGTCGACCCTACCGCTGGCCATGTCCGGAATCCCTAGTCCCTTATTGGCGTACTGGTCCATGAAGTTCAGGTGGTCCTGGAACGGCGTGACGCTGGCAACGCCCGTAACCCGTTGGAACGTATCGTCACTACCGATTTCGACCACGTTGCCGGGGTGAAGCTTGTACTTACCCGGTGTGCCGTTAGGTCCTTCGGGAGGCTGCGCCGTGGTGACGTACACACCGAGACCCTGAAGTACTAGGGACAGATCTTCATACGTGACGCTCTGGTTCAGAGCGTTGATCAGGTACTCGATGCCTGCGACCTGTGACAAACCCCATGTACTACCGTCCGGCATGTTGTTAGGCACCAAATACACTGGTAGAGTACGGATTCCAGGAGGCAGCAGCTTCTTTGGCATGATGACAGATACCGGCTTGAGCTCATCAGCAGCCAGATTCCTATCATCCCACCCTCCTAGCTCGAAAGTCCTAGTCTCGCTACTGATTCGGCCGTTGTCTTCCTTGCGGTAGGTCTGCCGGCGAGCTACTCTCTTCCCCTTGTCTGCGTATCTGCCTGTCTCCCTAGGGTCTTTGACGATGTCCACTAAGTGGACGCCAATGACTCTCTCTGGGTTATTAGGGTCTTCGATGGGGAAATAGCAGGAGGGATGCACGGTGTGGATACTAATACGTGTCCCTAGGTCTTTGGAGCCGTCGGCAGTGATGTGCCACACTGCGTCAGCCCGGTACAGTCCACTCTTCTTGGCCTGAATGAACTTGCGTGCCAACGCTTCTCGTTCCCACAAATCGTCAAAGTACTTCTGAACGGCACCCTGATTCCCGCCGGTGAGGGTTCGCGAAAAGTCAACTGCCAGATAGCGAGCCGTTGCGTCCACCATCTTCTTCGTGGAGGGGAGATAGATCTCAATGTCACTGTCTCCCTTCAACGTAACCTTAAACGTCTCAGGGCGGTTGTGGTAGAAGTCGTCGTACAGGTTGTACGCGTTGACTCGCATAGCGTCCATAGGGTCTACGATGTTGCCCATCGTGGAGTACCCTCCAAGGAACGCCTTGGCGCTGTCGTATTGCTTAGGGATATAACCCATTACGCCTTCTTCTTCCTGATGTGCTTCTTGATCGGTACTCCCCGTAGGTCTTTCAGCTTGATAGCCACAAACCTCTCACCACCAGGGAACTGACTCTGCCGAGTGTCGTAGCGTAGCTTTGACTTTGGGACGGTAACCTTGAGGGCCGTACGACCGTACGCGCCTGCCAATCCATGTGCCTTGGTAGAGAAGTACACGCTAGGGTGCTTGTCCTCGTGAGTAAAGCTCTTGAAGCCACCCTTCAGGATTTTATCTGCCGCTAGTGGTCTCGTGTGATGGTAAACCGTAGTGGTACCTCGTCTTTTGGCTGCACTAGCGGCGCTAGCCTTCTTTTGCGCTGCAACCTGTGCTGCAGTGCGTCGCTTGCCTTTAGCCGGCTTCTTGGCAGCCAAGTTACTTCGGTCCCAATCCCAATGTGTGGTTAATGAATTCGGTGAGGTCGAACTTGTCGCTGATACCGGGAATGTCGATGTCCGGCAAAGCCACGTTGACGTCGCCGGTGACCTTTTCGACTAGTCCCCCTAGGTCTTTCACCGCCTCGACGCCTGGAATGTGCTCCACCACAGCGTTAACCGCGCTGGCAGCCGCTAGAGGCACCATCGCTGCAAGTTGGGGCAGCAGCCGTTCGTTGAGGTAGGTCTCGAGCTTAGGCCATAGCAACTCAACGAGTTTGGGGACAACGTATTTTGCAATCGCTATCCCAATGGAAGCCAGAACGCCTCCACCGACTGCTGCCGTCTTAGGATCTGGTTTGTCAGTCATCGTACGCTCCACTCAAATAGTTTCCTAGTGCGCTGTTCACCTTTGGGAAACTCTCCCTACGCTTTTCGTGCGCAGCAGGACGGCGGAATTCTTCTGACTTGATCCACTCTGGGTCAAGCCGTGCGTCTTCCGGTGCCTTGCTACTGAATGTCGCTTGGTGGACACGCGTCTTACGGCCAAACTGACCGAAGTACCCAGCGCAAAAGCGTCCCAACGCCTCTGGGCCGTGGTCGAACTTCTTCATAGGCAGGTCGAAACGTTTGTTGGAAGTCTCTGCCTCTTCTCGCTTTTCGGGGTAACGGTAGTCGAGCATGTCTTGGATAGTGTGCTTACACTTTCGGTCAAACATCAGTCTAGGGCGCGCTTCGCCTACTCTCACACCGTCATTGGAGATGTCGTGGTACGGCTCATCAACGGTAATCCTAGGCTCCCTCAGGAACTTGCGAATCCAGTTCAGCCTGTTGTTGAGCTCACCACCGGTGTTACCCATAGCCCTAACGTTCAGTTTCTTCTCGAGGATCTTCGTTGCTCCAGGATCAGCAGGGTCAGTGAAAATGTACTTAAGATTGCCAGGATTGAGTCCACGATAACGAATCTCATCAGCGAAATCCTCTGGGTCCAAACCACTTTCGTAAATCTCGTCGAGTACGTTGATTTCACCCCACTTGCCGACCTGAAGCAGTAGCCACACATTGGGATTGTTGAAGCCGTAGTCCACTGCGGCGAAGGTGTCCCAACCGGGGTTGAAGCTCAGGTCAGTGACGTGTGTCTCCTCGTCGAAGTCTTTGAATACTCTCCCTACGAATTCCGTGAAGTCTGCAGCGATTTCCTGCAGGAACAGCTCGGGCGGTAGGTCATTGAGACGGCCAAGGATTTCGGAGTCAATCTGAAAGTTGTACTCTTGCATCAACTTATGCGCGCTCGTGTTGGTTTGCTGCATGAGCTCCATGCAACGGTACACGTCTTTAGGGTTCGTGAGCTCATGAGCCGGTACGACCAGCTTGCCTCTCAAACCCCTAGCAACGTAGTCTCTTCCGGTTGCCGTGTACACCCACGGGTTGATCCAGGAAGCCATACGCCAGCTAGCCCATTCGGCGTTATACGGGTCTTGAGCGTGTCGCCATAGGTCGTAAAACCAGTTCTTACCTTCCGGCGTGCTACCAAAGTAGCTCCAACCGTTGAAGTCTGCGAGCGTTGGCTGAATGTACTTGGGCCAGATGACACTACGCATCTTGGCGGCCTCACACATGATTACGCCCGAAAGA